TGTAACTGTTAAAAAATTACAATTGGCAGTAACACCTAGTGCTCCTGTAAGTCAAAATACTAGTACTTATTAAAAAGGTAAATAAAAATGGCAACATATGGTAATATTTCAAATCCGCAATCAACCGTCAATGCATTAGTTCAAAGAGGCCAAAATGCGGCATCTGCTCAATTACAACAATTAGCAAGACAATTAGCTAATCAAATAGTAGCTGAAAGAGATGCACAAAAAGCAGCTGCTAAAACTGGTAGAGTATATACGATGTTTGATCCGTCAGATGATATTTTATCAAACAATGTTGCTACTGTAACAACTGGTTTATTTTCTGGTAATACTGGCAGTTTAACTGCAATGGTATCTGCTTCAGGACAAACCGCGGCACAGGCAAGTTATTTTAGAACCATAAATGATGTACAAAATGGCATATCTCAGTTTTCAATAGCATATGGTAATTTTAATGGTTCTGGTTCAAGAGATACAACAGGAAATTTAAAT